ATGAAATCTTTTATTTTAACTTGTTTTTCATAAACATCTTTGGCTTCATTTGTTATTTTTTCTGCTTCAGAAACACAAATTTGCAATTCTTGATTGTAAGAAGAAATTTCTTTCTCTTCTGAATTTATAACATGAAGTATATTTTTTTCATCTATAACACCATAACAATGATCGCATGTTGTTCCATGTTCATGATTTTGCAAAGATTGAATGTGATTTTTCTTATTTTTAATCTTTTGTTGTCTATTGGAAATTTCTAATTTAATTACATCGCTTTTATTTCTAACATCTTGTGCCAATTCTTTTACTTTATCTTCTTTTGATTTTGCAACAATTATTTTACTTTTTTCATCTTCTATAATTTTTTCTAATTCATTTATATTTTCATTATGAGAAATTATTTCATTTTGAGCCTCACGATAAGCAAGCAATTCATCTCCATGAGTTGAATTTCCCAACTTTTCTTTTTTTGCATCAATTTGAACTTTTAAATTTTTAATTTCATTTTCTTTTTCTAATTTCCAACTACTGTCTTTATTTTTTGTTTGCTCCAATCTTTGATTGGCATCTTGTTCGTTGTTTTTAAAAATGTCATATTCTTTACACATCATTTTAATTGATGCAGATGTCTCAGATGTTAGTTTTTTGGCTTTTTCTTGCTTTTCTCTATAAGAACAAAGAGATAGAAGGTTTTCAACTATTTCTCTTTTTACAGGCGTACTTGCCTCTAAAAAAGATATGCTTTGATCATCGCTAAAAATACAAATATTTACAAAAGCTTCATAAGTCAAACCAATAGCATCTTCAATTATCTTTTGTGTCTCATCCATAGAACCAGTTGTTAGTTCAGAAGCTTCATCGAATGTTAGACTTTCGTTTTCCCAAAATCTAAGACTATTTTTCTTTCTTGTTCTTACAAGCTTGTATTTATCCCATTGTAATTCGATTTTACAGTCTTTTCCAATTAGGTTGTTTATTACAGCATCTTTGCTAATGGCACTTGGTTTTTTTACTGTTTTGCCATACAAACCATATGAAATAATTTCTTGAAGAGAACTTTTTCCACTTCCATTTGAAGATATTTTAACTTCATCAGAAGACAAGTCATCTTCTGTCTCTTTGACATCTCTGTTTTCACCTTTAATAAAAACAATTTGCCCATAGTCCTCGAATTTTATTTCGATTCCTTCTGGGCCGAAACAAAGAAAGTTATATGCAGAAATTTTGTTGAATTTAAGTTTTTTCATTTTTGAAATGTAATTTATTTTATAACCATTTGCAATATTGATTCAGCGAATTTTGTTCGATTCCATTGATGAAAAATACAAAACGGATAATTTTCATTTGACATTACTTTATTGTTTTCAATAGTAGGTTCAAAAATAAGAAATTTCTCTTTTAAAACCTCACCAGTTAAACAAAAAGAATCATGGTTTGGATTTGTAATGTGATACCTTGGATCTTCTTTAATCTTAGAAATTAAGAAATTTAACACCGCTTGATCTGTACATTTATTATGAGAAAAACAATTGCTCCACATTAAAAAACAAAAATCAAAAATCAATGGATATTTACCACAACAAACTCCTGCATTAACAACTGGCCAATCTGTATAATTCTCAAGGGTTTCTCCAAAATCTACCTGCAAATTAAGTTGATCTTTCATGTTGAAAGGGGATTCTTTATGTAAAAAACCCTCTTTGGTTAAGACCAACTGAATTTTTTCAGATTTTAAAATATCAAATGGATACTCTTGAATAAAAACATCTTTTGAATCAGAAATAAAAACCTTTTCATATGTTTTATTTTTTAAAAAATTCCAATAGGCCAACCATCGCTCGGTAAAAATCTTTTTTGTTTTTGTTTTGACAAATTCGATTCGACAATCATAATTTATAACAATTTTGTCTATGTATTTTTCTTCTAAAGAATCAGTTAAACAGACGAAATCATCACCTTTTTTGATTCGAGACACAGAATCAAAATAAACTTGATAATACGGCCAAGTACTTTCATTTATTTTACTTGCCCATGTGAGAAATAAATTTTTCATAAACTATCAGTAATCTCATGTTTATCTTTAGTGATCATTTTTAGCGACATCGATTGATACTTTTTTTCAAATTCTTTTTGCCACTTGCAATTTATTTCATGATATTTTTTTTGAAATGAAAAATCATGATTCTGGACACTACTCATTGAAGATTTGATGTCTCCATGATAATGTAAAAACCCAACATCACTATCCGAGTTAATCCTAGCTGGTTCGGTGTAATTCCATTTGTTGGGAATAAATTTAATGTCGTTTTCAGCAAGTCTGAAATATTCGATTGATGGATCAAATCCACAAAATCTTTCTAAGCTTTGAAATTTAGCAAATTTATCCCAAGCTTTGTTATCACCACACACAAATCCATCATTATTATTTTCTGTCCTCAAAAAGATAGAATCTTCCATTAATTCAAAAATTGGATTTATGTCGCAATTAAAATATCCATCAAAATCAAAATACGCATATTGCCCTAAATTTTGATTTTGTATTTCAGAAATTTTTTCATATACGAAAGATCTTTTCTTTAAGATATTTTGTGTATGAATTATGTTTATGTTATTATTTTCTAATTTATCAATAATTACTTTATTTTTAAATCCGAAAGCAATAAGAATTACCGTTCCTTTGAAATTACTTATTTCAAGCATAGACGAAATCCAAGGTACTCCAAACATATCGAAATAAGTTTCATCACACGCAGTAACAAGATATTGCTTCATTTGATCTCCTGTTCGCAAATTAATTTCCCAATTTTCACAAGCTTTTCCTTATCCAAACCATTAGTACCAACTAAATCAACATATTGCTCAATCATTTCTTCTTCTTTGAACAAAATAGACTTAGCATCATCGATCAATTGTTTTTCTATGTTTCTTTTTTGCTGTCTAATTTCCAAAGATCCCAAATCTTTATCCTTAGATATTTCTTTCCTCATATCAATTAGATCGGCACCAGATAAGCTTTCTACAATAACTCTAACAAAATTTTTAGACAAATCATATTTATCAATTTCATCTGCTCTTAAAACAAGATGTTTTGGAGAAAAGTTATTTGTTATATATTTTATTTTAGCGTTATCACAATCAAACGCAATGATGTGTTTATCTTGAAATGCTTCTCCAAATGATAATTGTAACGGAGATCCAATATATTCAATGTTTGGTTCTAAGATTTGCTGACAGTGATAATGCCCCAAGAAAACCTTTTGGTAATTAGAAAATATATTTGCTCCTATTTTCACCATCTCTCCATCATGCTCTATCGCAACATCTGCCACTGAACTTCCATGCAAAATAGCACCATCAACAGCCAAATGACCAAGAGCGTATTGGAAACTTCCATCTTCTTTTTTAAGACTTTCAATCGCTTTAATTGGATCATGAGTAAATGGAATCAAATCCCAATATGAATTTTCTATTTTCATTCTGGTTGGTTGATCTATGATCGTAATATTTGGCAAAGAAGAAAATGGCATTACACTACTGATAGATGTCTGTTCGTTAAACCACAAATCATGATTTCCCAAAACAAGATACAAATGAAATTGATTGGTTGGCAACCATTTCATCAATATCTCAAAAGTTTTCTGATATGTGTATACATCTATTTTTTGACGATCATGAAAAAGATCGCCACCAAATAATATTGTTTTTATTTTTTCATTTTTTGCTGTTTCGAAAACCCAGTCTAAAACTTGCAAACAATCCTTAAGTCTTTCTTGTGATCTTTTGTGCGGATTGATATGAATGTCTGTAAATATAAGAACTGTTGACATGATCTCCTCCAAAAAATATAAATTAAACTATATTTGAAGAATTATCAAGCCTTATGACTGTATTATTTTTTGCTTTCTTTAGGATTAAATAATTTTTTAAGTGCGTCCCAGACATTACTAGATTTAATTTTAGTTGCTGGTGGAGTTTGTGTTCCTCCAGCACCACCACCCATCGGAGGCCCACCCATTGGAGGTCCGCCCATTGGAGGAGGCCCACCCATTGGAGGTCCGCCCATTGGAGGAGGCCCACCCATTGGAGGAGATCCGCCAGCAGGAGGCCCACCAGCAGGTGGAGGTGCTGGTGCATCTTCATTTAATTTGAATTTAACATAATTAACAAATGTTCTCATGCTAATATGTATGATTAAAGCTTACTATTTATAACCTCTAAATATTGCATCAATTTACTTTCTTCTTTTATTGGTTTTATGCCTCTTTCGTCACAAAATTCTAACAAATGAGAAAAAGACTTTCTATCGATTTTAGGACCACCTTCTATGATGCCTTTTCTTTTAAGTTTTTCGGCATAAAGAAAAGCGTTTACAACATTGGCAAATATTTGCAAATCCTCATCTGAATAATTTTCATAATTATTTAAGTTTAAATTTGTTAACATAAATTTCCTTATCAAAAAATTAGTGTAATTAAAAATTAACAGAATTTTTTGAAAATGTAAACAACTAAATAACTTATGATAAAAAACGAATCATTTGGATTTGCTCCATATATTGGCCCTTGCAAAGACACCGATAACTATCAAATTGTCGGTGCTTGTAGCGATCAGCTTTCATCAAAGCAAATTAAAAAAGCAAGAAATGGCGAGAGATCCATCAAAAAAACAAAATACAAAAAATCAGGCATTCCAAATGAATCGTTTTTAAATTATTGCAAATTAAGAGATTTTCAAGAACAAGAACAACAGCAGCAACCGCAACCGCAACCGCAGCAAGTAACATCCCCAGAAGAAATAAAACAAGGCCAAGAAGAAATTCCTACAGAAGAAAAACCAAAAATGTGGAGTGGTAAAAAAAAAGAAGTATTGAACTATTGGAAAAATCTATCAAAAGAAGTCGATAATAAAGAAAGTCCAATTTTGGCCAATCCAATACCATATAAATATAAAGGATCTACATATAACAAAGACGGAGTAAGATTAACTGGTAGTTCCACATTTATAAATTCAGTTCTTCCAAAATTAAAAGATATGATTTCCTACGAAGGTAAAAACTCCAAGCTTTCTTTAATTTACAAAGAAATAACACCAGAAGAAGATTTAAAAATCGGAAATCGTTCTTTCGCTTTATATATAAAAACAAAAGAACGAGGCCCAAAAGCAAAGGAAAGATATGGCAAAGCCTAAAGAAACTAAGAAATCATCAAGTAAAGTTGACACTAACTTACAAAAAGCAATTATCGATATCGCTTCTGGCTTAGAAAAATCATTCAAGAAGTTTTCACGCAATACCAGAGAAAAGGCATGGAAGAGAATCACAAGTGCCGATGGAGAAAAAGAAGTTAAAAAAATATTACAAGATCCAGAAAGACAACTTAGCATTTTTGCAAAATTAACTTTCAAAGAGTGGATTTCCCTAAACGCCTAAATTGACCAATTTGTTAACTTTTAAATTATAATTCACATATTGTTTAGTATAATCCTTTATGCTATATTGCTACTGTATTATCGCATTTGGCGATATTTTCTCGCATAAAGGATATTCTTATGTTTTCGTTAATTGCAGGATGTATTTTGGCATTTTCACAACAAGATTCATATAAATTATTGTCTCAAGAAAAACATGATATTCTTGCCTCTCATATTCCTGATAGCAAAGATCTTATTTTGAATAAGATAAAAAATAATTCAAAGTTATTGATATACACCGACAAAGAAATTCCATCTGCATATCAAGATTGGACCAGTCAATTGTCAGGAATTCATTCCCCAACATACAATATTTCCGCAGCAAAACCCCAAGAAAAATTCGGAAATCCAAATGTTGAATTTCCATGGGGAAAACCTGCTGGAACAGAAAATGTCTCAGAATCTAATTTCACTTCATTTAAATTCATTTTGCTTCCACCAGATCGACAAATTGAAATAACTAGAAAATATTTGTCTGGTGATAGGAGACCTTCTTATATTTGGTCGTTTCCAACTAATACAATTGTTGGAGAAGTTCTACAAATGTACTATAAAGAAAAGTATTATACATTTGAAGTTCGTCTAAGAACTAAAGAAAATAGTGATTGGAGAATTAGCGTTTATCGTCCATTCTCAACACTTAAAGAATTTGCGAATTTCTGTAGGGCTGATGGCATTCAAGTTTATTATCACGATCAAAGAATCGTGCAATCACATCAAATATTCCAAGGTGATGTTATGGCAACTTCTTTGGATTCAATACCAGAAGCCCTAGTCAAAAAGGCTTTACGAGAAAAATTTGTCAATGTTTTAGGACAAGAGTGGCACAATGATTCCCACGCTCCAACAACTGATAGTGAATTCCATATTATTCCAAAGAATTATCGTGCAGCAACCATTGCGATAAACAGCAAATCATGCATTCGATGCCATGAATCGATATTGAAACATGCCAATGATTTTGACTTTGCCCGTGATTGGTACGGAAGAGTAAGAGGAAGTGATGGAATATTTTCATTTCATCCATTCGAACCAAGCTCCATATCATATGGTGGCTTTTATCAAGGCGAAAAAATACGAGAAGATTTTTTGAAAAATAAAATTGTAAAATTTTTAGATTAATGATTAAATTTAAAACGCCTAACAAAAACATGTTGGGCGTTTTTTTGTTTGCGTAAATTGTATTTTTAAAATATAATCAATTTTTATTTTAAGGACTTCAAATGACAAAAACTGATTTTAATTACATACATTGCCATTTGCTTAAAATTGTGAATAAAAAAGACGAAGACTTTTCTCCTTTTGGAAATAAAGAAAAAAATCAATTTGGAGATTGCTCTCAAGAATGTAGTCATTTTTTAAAGTTGAGTGGAGAAATTGGCAATGATTGGGGTGTTTGTACAAATGAAAAAAGTCATCGTTGTGGCCTTTTAACAAATGAACATCAAGGTTGTGAATTCCACGCTACAAATGAAATAATTGGAAAAAGTGGCCAATGATTGCAATCATTTATACAGACGGTGTGATCAAATGTGATGATCTGAAAAATGAATGCCAACAACAAAAATGGATACCCATTACAGTTTACAAAGATAAAAATGATAACATCACTGTTATTTGTTTCGAAGATGCAAAAATTGCAAAACAATTTGCAAAAAGAAATTTCCCAAAGGAATGGATAAAAGGAGCAATATCACTTTCTGATGACGATATTGAATATATTAAAAATAAAAACTGGAAAATTGAAATTATGACCTATCCTCGATTGCTTAATTCCCATAATGAATATAAACTAGGTTTTGAAATAATTGATTTTGCAGATGAACCCAAAATGCTGTACGCATAAAAAAGGAGACGACATGCCTGAAAACTTTTTAATTGGTGCTTTAGGATCTTTAATGTTTGGATTTATTGGAATGGTTCTATTGTTTGTTTCTTATTTCTCTTTTGATTTTTTTCTTAAAAAAGTCGATATTTCAGAAGAATTAAACAAAGGAAATATTTCTGTGGCCATTGTAGTTGCATCATTGTTGATATCCATAGCCTTGATAATATCGTCTGTCGTTCATTAGAAAGCCAAAATGCAATTAACTGATGAGCAAAAAAATATCATAAGAAGCATTTTAAAAGAATTAGATGTAAATCCTTTTATAAGTATGGGTGGCTATGCTGGAACGGGCAAAACAACATGTGTCGCCACAATCCAAGAAGCTTTAAAAGCTAAAAAGAGAAAATTTTTAGTCTGTGCCTATACTGGAAAGGCTACTAATGTTCTTAGAAATAAGGGCATATCAGCCTCCACTATACACAGCACGATTTATAAACCAATTAAAAATTCAAATGATGATACTATTGAATGGGTTTTAAAATCAAATTTTGAATTAGACGATTGTGAAGGATTTATCATAGACGAAGCATCTATGGTTAGTGAAGAAATACATAAAGATTTACTTACCTACAATCTTCCAATACTCTATGTTGGTGATCATGGCCAGCTTGAACCAATTGGTGGAAAATTTAACTTAATGCTAGAGCCACATTTTAAGCTTGAAACTGTTCACAGAAATGCTGGTGAAATTGCTCATTTTGCGGAACATTTAAGAAGTGGACTACCAAGCACTTCGTTCAAAGGCAGTAATAAAGTTCAAATTGTAAAAGAATCTGCAATTAAAGAAAAGCATTTGGCCCAAGTTGACCAAATCATATGTGCTTTTAATAAAACTAGAATTTTCATAAATGAAAAAGTAAGAGAATTTAAAAAAATAAATTACACTTATGTTGCGATAGATGAAAAGATTATATGCTTGCGAAACAAAAAAAAAGAAGGACTATTCAATGGAATGCAAGGAGTTGTAACCAAACTCAATAAAAATGCAGAAAGATTCAATTTTGTCTCACAAGGAATACATTTCAAAAATATTCTTTATGATCCAAATCAATGGGGAAAAGAAAAAAGTGATTTTAAATTTTATCAAGAAGAAAATCCTTTTGACTATGCTTATGCAATAACGGCACATAAGTCTCAAGGAGATGAATTTGACTCTGTAATTGTATATGAAGAAAAATGTAATGAGTGGGATCACAAAAAATGGTGCTATACAGCAGCAAGCAGAGCTAAACATAACATTATTTGGGTAGCAAGATCAAACTATGTTCCAACATATCTTTAATATTTTATTTGAAATAAAATTGATATGGTGGTAAAGTTTAAAAATAATTTTATAATTTTCCATACGAGATTAAGTTTCATCACCTCTATTTTTTAAAGAAAGTTAATTTCATGAAATATGTATCAATAGACATAGAAACAACTGGGATAAACCCTTTGGTTAATGACATTATTGAATTTGCTGCTGTAATAGATGATACTAATGCAAAAGTTCCGATTGAAAATTTACCTAAGTTTCACAGGTATATTAAAAAAGAAGGAACATATAATTTTGACGCTCAAGCGGTTGTGATGCACAAAAGAATATTTGAAAAAATATTACAAAATGGAGATGATTGCATTTATATTGATGATTTAATGTATGCCTTTGGTAATTTTTTACAAGATAATGATATTCCTCCAAATCGTTATGGAAAAATAGCTTTAAATGTAGCTGGTAAAAATTTCGGCAGCTTTGATTACCAGTTCTTAAAAGAAAAAATAAAACAAGAAAATTGGAACAATATTATTTTTAGAAGTCGATTTATTGATCCTGCAATTTTATATTTTGAAAATGAAGACTATGCTTTACCAGATTTAGAAACTTGCGTCAAAAGATATCAGAGACAATCAGGGCAAAAATACAATTGGGATAGCCATACAGCTTTAGATGATGCAATGGAAATTATAAAGTTGGTAAGATACAAAATCATATAGAATTTCCAATACAATTAGTAATTGATTTACCAAACATATCTTTTTGTTTATCAATATAATCTTGTGCATAATTTCTAGCTTCTAATTCACTAATAAGTTCAGATTCATTATATAATGAATTTAATGAATCTTGATAAATTGGAATATATTTATTATTCTTGTTATTTAATATGACTTTTTTAACAGCTATCTTTTCTAATATTCCTTTTATTGCCTTTGGCTTTATGTAAACAACGGATCTTTCTCCCCATTTATAGAAAATATAAATATTTTTTTCCATTCTTGAACAGCCACTAATATTTACTGTTCCACTACAATCGTAATAAAAAATCATTTTAAACCTTTATAATTTTTTTGCCTTGATATGTTGGTAAGTTTTCAATTGGTCTATCTAAGCATTTTTGCAAAGAACATAAACAATCTGCACAATCATTTTTAATTTCTTTTCTATTTACAAAAATTTTGCTATTTTTAAAACTGCTGTTTATTTTTCCAGTTTTTGCAAAATAAGTAATCTCATCGTTAGAAGATACATGAACCCCAGTTATTGTCCAAGGATATCCATTTAAGTCGTATCCAGTTGATCCTATATTAAATTTAACCAATTTGCTAAATTTATATTCAGTAAATGATTCGATTGAATCGCCATAAATAATTACACCACCAGAACCTTGAATAATATATTTTTTACTCAAGTTCTGCATAATCCATTGAATCAACGGCATAATTTCACCTCAAAAATATATAATCTTTTCAAAAAAATAATTATTAGATAGTTGGAAACAAATTGACCAAAAATACTATAAAAATAAATATATAACATATGAATTTCAAAGAATGGTTAAAAAAAGAAATGGCATCCTTTATGGTTCCTGATAGTTTACACCTAACAGTTCCAATTGGAGATAATTTAGAAAAAGTTATTGGCGTTGATATGTTTTTTGAAAAAAATCCAAAAACAATCGATAAGTTTAGCAATACTGTAATGAATCAAGGTTCAAAGTTTATTGCAAAAGTTCCTCACGGAAATAAGTATTTTGTCTACAACGGACTTGATGGAATATCAGATAGTTTAATATCAAAAGAAGAAGCAGAAGAATTGGAAGAAGGAGAATATAACCTTCTTGATGATAATTGGTGGAAAAAAGCCATGGTAATTGGGTCTGATATGCAACCATTAGATGTCTAAATTCATAATCATAGCATATATATAAAAGAATCAATCAAGGAGAACAACATGGCAGACTCTATGTATCATCAAAGAATAGGACTTACCTTTAAAAACAGGTATCCAGAGATATTTGATTATTGTTCCAAAATGAAGAACGGTAATGTAAAAATAATGTCTTTTGGCTGCTCTATCGGAACCGAATGCTCGGATCTCAGAAGTTATTTCCCAGATGCCACCATAGTTGGTGTTGACATCAACGAAAAACTATTGGAAATAGCAAAAAAAAGAAACCCAAACGAAAAAACAATCTATGACACGAGTACTGAAGCCCATAGCGGTTTCGACTTCATATTCTGCATGACTGTCCTTTGCAGCTACCCAAAAACAAGAAACCTGAAAAACTGCGGAGAAGTATATCCTTTCTCGAAATTCGAGGAAACAGTTCTTTCTCTGGTTGGTAAGTTGAATGACGAAGGAAGTATCGTTATATGCAATTCGAACTTTAGATTCGCAGATGTCAGTTGTGCCTCTTCATTCGAGGCGATATCTATTGAAAACAAGAAACCAATCATAAATGTTCCTAAATTCGACAATCAAAACAACATATGTGAAGAAGACTATCCGTTCTGTATTTTCAAAAAAACTAAGTAGGAGTTAAAATGGCAGATAATCAACTTTGGGCATGGGGAGAGGGAAGTGCAGGACAATTAGGAGATGGAACGGAAGTAAACAAATCGTCTCCTGTTCAAGTCTCTGGTTCCAACTCCAACTGGAGAAGCGTTTTTAGTGGTCTTTTTCATACTGTTGGCATCAAAAAAGACAACACCCTATGGACTTGGGGTGTCAATTATGCAGGACAATTAGGAAATGGAACCATCGACAATAGCTCGTTACCGATACAAATTGGAGAATCTAATTGGAGCCAGTCTTCATGTGGTGGTTTCCATACAATAGCAATAAAGACTGATGGAACGCTATGGTCTTGGGGCGAAGGTTCGTTTGGCGAACTCGGAGACGAAACAACAACAGGTAGATCTTCACCAGTACAAGTCGGCAACCAAACGACTTGGAAGCAAGTTTCGAGTGGTGTTTTTACCGTTTCAGCAATAAAGACCGATGGAACGCTTTGGTCTTGGGGCGAAGGTCTTTCTGGACAAGTAGGGAACGGAGAAACAGGAGTATGGAGTTCGCCAGTACAAGTCGGCAACCAAACGACTTGGAAGCAGGTTGCTAATGGCTATAATCACACCGCAGCAATAAAGACCGATGGCTCGTTATGGGCTTGGGGAGAGAATTACTTGGGTCGATTGGGAGATGGAACGACAGATGATAGATCATCTCCAGTACAGATTGGGAACGAAACAAACTGGAAGCAAGTAGATTGCGGAGGCACACATACGGCTGCGATAAAAACGAACGGAACACTTTGGGCTTGGGGCGAAGGTTCAGATGGACAATTAGGAAATGGACAGACAAATTCTTTTTCTTCCCCGATACAGGTAGGAAACGGAAGCAATTGGTCGAAGGTTTCCTGCGGATCAGACTTTACCTGTGCTGTTAAGACCGACAAGACCATGTGGACTTGGGGAGAGAATTATAATGGTAAATTGGGAGATGGAACGACAGAAGACAAATCATCACCAGTCCAGATAAGTGGCGAAAAATATTGGGGAGATGTGGATTGTGGCTCTTACCACGCCATGGCTATAACTAGTAATCCTCCAGCAAGGTTCAATTTTGTACATCCGACTTATAAATTCGAAGTGGTTACATATACACCAGAAAGCCTAATAGCTCTGGCTCCTTATCCAGACTCATTAGAGCATCTGATTTTGAACCTACAGGCTCAGGAAGTAGTAATCAACAACAAAAGTTACAGGCATGGAGATCAGTTCACGGAATTTGGTTCAAGAGCCATACGACTCAAACAATTGTATGTTGATTCCAGCAATCCCGTACTGAAAATAGTTTGTGACGCTGGTTACAGATTTGAGAATAACAGATGCGTTCTTGATTGCCTTGAAAGCGAAACGGCATGCAGTGGCGTTTGTTCCGATCTGCTTACTGATAATGACAATTGCGGAGAGTGTGGTAATGTTTGTCCAGATGGATTTGCATGCACAAATGGAGTTTGTGCAACACCATCATAACATTATGACATTACCATTTCAAAAAAATGATTTAAAAAGAAACTATCAATGTTTCGTATGCGGAAAAAGATTTGATATTTATGATGAATATTCAAATCACATAATTACATCTCATGAAGAGGGCAGAGAATTTGTAGTCTGCCCTCTCAGTCGTTGTAAAGCTCCTGTAAGGGATATCAGAACTCACTTTGCATCAAAACACAAAGATGAAAAAATTCCAAAAAATGGCCAAATGAAAGCTACTATTTGGAAAGACATTAACAATAAAACTGGTAAAGTTACGCAAAGAAAACCAAAATTTAGAGAGGGATATTTTATATCGGGAAAAAATCAAAAAGAAATGCATTATCGTAGTGGGTATGAATGTGAAGTGTATGAATGTCTTGAATCTATTTTAGAAGTTATAAAATATGATGTCGAACCATTCAAAGTTGATTATATTTTTGAAGGAGATAGACATGAATACAATCCAGATCTAAGTATTTTTTTTAGTGACGGAAGAGTTGAAATTTGGGAAATAAAACCAGCAAACCAAACACAACTTCCAAAAAATCATGCCAAATGGGCAGCTTGCCAATCATATTGTGAAGCCAGAGGATGGTCATTTATGGTAATGACTGAAGTAGGGATAGGAAAATTAAAAAAAGCTGCGAGAGATTCTAATCGCCTTTAATTATTCTTATACTATCACTATCTTCATGATGCGTAGAAAATTCTATAATTTTAGCTCCATTTTTTCCAGCAATCATTTGATGTCTCAAGCCAGTAGGAACATGAAAAGACATTCCTTCTTTTAAAATAATTGACTTTAATTCTTCTCCGCCCCATCCATATAACATTTCTATATCATTTTCCAAAATAAATAAAACCTCATCCTTTATAGCGTGATAATGGACAGAGCATTTCTTTTTTGGATTAAAAAAAAGAATTTTACCACAATATTTTTCATTATTACATATCCATTGTTCATGCCCCCAACCCTTTGCCACAATAATATTTGGATGTAATGTGTAATTAGTTACTGACATTTGTATGTTGTCTCAATAAAAGGAATCAATTGATCTCTAATTTTATAATGAAGATCGACTATTTCTTTATCATTTATAAGAAAATAATCATAATATTTAATTTCTTCTGGTGCATTTGGGGCATTGCTGTTTATTGGGCCTTCTTTTTGTGTGGCCACACACCATTCAAGCAAAGGCCTTAATTGTGCTTCAGATGGATTTAGATCATTGTTTAAAAAGTTTGGGCGATACAAAAGAACATTAATTCCTTCTCTCTTCCTAATATTCTTAGCTTCATTGTAATACCTACAATCAGAAATTATCAACTGTTTAGATGAGTCTCTGAGTGCAATGTCGATCCAAATATCTTCTACTATTTGCCTAAATCCATCACCTACGAATTGTAATCCTTTTCTTATATTCATCAGCATATTTGGTGGAGGAGCATCAATTCTTTTCCATTTCTCTAAAAAAGCTCGGTCAACATTAAACGCATTGCAAAAAGTATTTTTTACAGCGTCTGCAAAACCGCATCTTTCCCATTGCCCAAGCGTATCCACCCTATTTAGCTCCATTGCCAAATAATCAGCAGCAGTATCCTTGCCCATGGCCAATTGTGAAGCAAATCCTACAATTCTCATAATTGCTTACCTTTAAGGAAATTATTTATAAATCTATTTGTAACACAAATTGATCTTCCAATCAATCTGTTTTTCCATGATAATTAAACTTATAATTTTATAAGAAATACCATGAAGAAAAAAATAGAACCAATTTGTAAAAACTGTCTCCTTTATAATTCTGAAAAAAAGGAATGTAAAGTTGCAATATTAGCCTCTGGAAAAGAGTATCATATGCCAGTAGAGCTAAATGATCGTTGTCACATGGATGAACTTGGAATTGAAGTGCAACAAGTAAGATGGTGGACAGAAGACAAAGATGGGAAACCAGTAAATGGCAATGGTGTTGTAAAAATAGAATATCCAGAAAATTTTTTTGGCAAGAAGGATTAGTCTAGATGGCAAATCCATGCTGTGGATATTTTGTAAATGGTGTGCCAGGCGATGGGTGCGGATGCCCTTGTTCTAAAATATGTCCGCCTCCAAATTGTCCATCAATAAAATTTTCATTTGAAATAGGAACAAGTTATTCAGTTCCGGTTCCAGCAGGTTGCAAATGTGAGCCGCCACCATCAGCATTCAAAATTGATGATGCCAATTGGGAGACTGTGAAGCACGAAAACAATCTTGTTCCATTCCCTTCATTTGATTTCAAATTTAATACCAAAGAAGAAAAAGATAATAATGATGATGAAGAATATGTTTTTTCATTAGCAGAAAACTGCTCAATACCTTGTAGTAAAATTGATGTCATAATTACAACTACCGCTTGTGGTTTTGAACTCCTCGGTTCGTTTGCAGTTAGGGCGGTTGGAGGTGGTATAGTTTCAGCGACTTATAGCGGTGGTGGCGATTGTTCTTTTGTAGTTAAAGTAAATGGCGGTGGATCAAGTGCATTTGTGGAAGATGGTGGTGGAATATCAGTAGAATTAGTTTCAACCAACCCATGTTGCTCTATTTGCCTTATAGATGTCTCATGTCCATCAATACCAGCTTCTATGCGAAGTCTTCTCTATAGAGCAAATCACATTTTAAAGGGAACAAAAACATATTTAAATAAATTTAAACTTAAAGAAAAGATTCGAAGATTAAAGAGAAGATAATTTCATTGCCTGTTTTTTTATTTCCGTAATATACTCTTCCTTCATATTCAAAATTCCCTTAAGCTTTTTGTCATCCATTTCCGCAATAGACTCAATATTTTTAAATCCCATGTCAAAAAGTTTCTTAGCTCTCACCTTTCCAATATTTGGAAGCTGACATAATTCAACTAGGTACGCTGGCACCCCATAAGCTATTCTTTTTTGCAAATCTTTAAAAAACGACTCTTGTTTCCACTTTCCACTCATTGAGTCTATTACCGACAATATTTGCCCAATCCTTTCGAAATTTAACTGTAGCCCTCTTTGGTATCCAGCCAATGCTGTAGAATTGTACCCATTCAATAGATTGTGGTAACAATAAACAGATTTTTTAACACCCTCTGTCAAATACTTGTAATCATCCTTAAGTTCTCTTTGTAATTTCTGATCAAACATTTGCATTTCTTTTTTTTCAGAAGAATTAACAATGTTGATTCTATTTGAGTCGATCTTAGATAACGCACAAGCCAAATGAATGTCATTTTCTTGGTTTTTTTTCAGAAAAAGAAAATAAAAGTTTTTTCTTAAATCCGCAACATCAAATGGAGAAAAATAAAATATACTGGATATTTTTCCAATGCTTGAGGCAACAAATTTACCATCTTCTTCATATATTATTTCTTTTTTTATAAGTTCTTCTAACAATTCATTTAAATATGTTGAATTTAAATTTCTATTTTGAAAATAAGCCAAAGATCTTTCATACCAAATTTTAATTTCTTCGATATTTCCAATATATTCATGATGAATCTCGCTAACCAAGTGAAAGGCTAGATTTCTTGGATTTTCAATAAGCTTTGAAGTTATTTTTTGAGGAATCCCCAACCTATCTCTATATTTTTTGGCTTCTGAATTTGGCAACAACACATAGGCATCCCCTCTTGGATCAATTCCCAACCTTCCAGATCTACCAACCATTTGTGTGACATTATATGTTTCCACTTCGTCTTTTCCACGATGCACACCAAGAATAATCACCCTTCTTGCTGGGAGATTACAGCCCCAAGCCAATGTTGGAGTTGCAACTATTACTCTTAAATCGTTTCCATTTTTAAATCTTTTTTCGAGATCAATTCTACTTTCTTTATTCAGATCGGCATTGTGAAATTCAACACTAATTTTATTCGACTTTAAAACATTTTTCATTTGCTCACCTGTTCTTTTTGTGTGAGCAAATATAAGAAATTTATCTTCTGGATAATCATTCACAATATCCATGGCTTTTTCTATTTTGTTGTTTTCCACAGAATCGTATGTGTACGCCTCATCATCATAATTTTCATAGTGTAGCCCCAAAGGAACAGGCCTATACTCTGAATTTAAAACATAAGTTTCTTTTTTGTTGAGTGAATATGATAGCCATTCTGCTATCTGATTAACATTTGGCATAGTGGCAGATAAAAGAATAATTCTACAATTTGGATTTATTTCCGTAAATTTCATCAATCCAACTTCAAGATGCTCTCCTCTGCCTGGAACAGTCAAAAGATGACATTCGTCAATTACTAAAGTTCCGATATCTTTTAGATAATCACTTTTCTCAGAATTTATATTTCTTGCCCTATGATTGAGCATTTCTGAAGTCATTATTATCAAATTAGATTCATTTAATTCTTTCTGTCTAGCTGGTGTAATTCGGTAATCGCCTGTGCAAATAGATATGTTTATGTCGTGAAAATGGTAATTTGGGTCTGTCCATTGATCTATTTTTTCTTGTGCTAATGCTCTAAGAGGAGCAAGAAACATTCCTTTGCCACCTCGTTTTCTAATTTCGTGAGCAAGAAACATTTCTGCGACAACGGTTTTTCCCGCACTTGTTTTGGCAGCAATTAAAACATTTATATCTTTATCGTAAATTTCAAATATCCTACTTTGAACTGGGTTGAAATTCTCAAATTCCCAAGATGCCAATGAATATTTATTTGTATTTACCAAATCATTTTGATCTAATATTTCGATAATTGGTGGCATTTATTCCTCTAGTCTTTTATTCCAAATGTGATTAATTTCAGTGCCTATAGACTTCATTTCATTTTCAGAAAAGAAATTGCTTTTTATCTTATTGCAAATTAAGCAACAAAGAGCAATATTATCTAATGTATAGTCGCCATAATTGTCAATCCTGTCAATGCCTAATGACTCAACACCTAAGCCAATTTGAGATTTTATTTTGAACTTATGAATTTCTTTTTCTTTAAGTCCACAATAATGGCATTGTCTATCAGAGTTTCTCAACCATATTAAAAATTCTTCTTCTGAAATAAGAATTTCTGGGTTTCTTTTTCGTTTTCTTTTAAAATTAGAATTGTTTTTTAAATTTTTAAATTTTTGACAATCTTTGCAGACTAGCATTTTCCCAGAAGTGTACCGCAAATCAATATCTGTAGTATTACATTTTTTGCATGCCCATAAATCACCTTGACTCATTTTCCTCCACAAAAAATTTAAAATAAATCAGTCACGACAATAGAGGCTATTTTTTCGTCCTCTATTATCGTGACAATAAAATTACTATCTATTTATTTCAAATCTTTTTTTATACTCTTTATTTACATGCTCATGCATAAAATCTAACATGTCATATAAATCTTTTGGAGAATTTGCTGTTCCTAGCCAACGATCCATTTCTTTATTATTACAAACATAATTAAGAACTTCTGAAAGATCGCCAGAATATCTAAAGTTAAGCCTACTATGCAAAACCTTTAAATTCTCATCAGAAAGCCTGTAAAAATACTCTTTTAAAAACTGTTCCTGCTTCTTCATGGATAAACCTCAAATGGAAATTAAAAATATATTTAACAAACAAAAATTTGAAGAACTACTTGTCACAAAATGGACACATTTTTTAGATGGTTCCAATTTAATAAAAGTAATAAATGATCTTGTGTTACAAAACAAACATAATTTTGAACTTATTCCAAACACAAGTTATAAAAAAAAAGGCACACAAATTATGATCTCAAGATTCCAAAATACAGAACATGGATTTATAATTTGGATCGACTTTTTAGTTCCTTTGCAAAACGAACAAGTTGCCATAGGAACAACCGAAATGTTCCTACTATCTAATGGTATTTTAAGTCATTCAAAAACTTTAGGCAATATATATAATTATAATTAAACTACATCTAATCGCCTAACTTGTTCGCCATCTTGATTTATAAAACTATCATCTAAAATTAACGCATTTTTTTCATCTGCAAATCTAAGCCCAAGATTAAAAGAATCTAGACAAGCAGTTCTATCGTCACGAGATGCCATAACCCAACAATAATTATCTTTTTTTATAAATTTTCCACTTTGGCTTTCTTGTGTTATCCCAATTTCTAAAGTGACATTATCTGGCAAAAAAATTTCTATTTGCCCATGTTTCAATAAATGCTCTACAATTAAACACTGTATTTTGTTTTTACTCATAATAACCTCGCATAAAAATATTTTAAATAAAAAAAACTTTATTCGGAGGAACATAGAAATATTTCATATCATCATAAAACCCATGCTTCCAATCACCTTGATCTTTATATGGATTAGAGATTACGCTTTCTTGTTTGTCTAAATACACAGTCCAACAGTAAATTTTTCGATTTTCTTTATAAGTCTCTACCAATGATAATTCTTTATTTCCAAGAAATCTTTTTGCAAATTTACAAATTACTGGCAATGGTAAATATGTACTATAATCACCATAAAGCTGTAATAAATCTAAATAGTATTTACCATAATCACACCTTTGATAATGTGCGATTAAAGAATAACCATCTACAATAAAAATTCTTGTTTTAAAAATTAAAAGATCATCATTTTGTAAACTTAAAGTGCAAATCGGATAGTTGTATGGAACTAAAATTTTTGCTAAATTTTTTAGTTCTTTTATTGACTTATCGATATTTTTACTATGATCTGACATATTATTCTACCTTTTCTATGTCTACTCTATGTATTGTTATTTTTTAAACTTCTCATGAAAAAAATCACAATTAAAAACATTATGATTTGATGATCTTAATTTATCTAAAGTGTTTTCCATATTGAACTTACATTCACTACCAAAAATTCCACGATCAGCATTGGAAATATTCTGTTGAAGCCTAATATATAGCCAAAATCTAAGCTCTTTCATGCCTTCAGATAAATTTTTATCATCGTCTAAATGCAAAAATTGTAAAAACTCCTCAATGGTTAACCAAGAATAACTAGAAAAAGAATCACCATCTTTATAATCACAAGGCAATTTTCTTTCTAGCGAACATTTTATAAAATGTAAAATCAATAAAATATAGTTTTTAGCATTAAAATAACTAATGCAACATGATGAATCCATAATTCTAAATTCAATTGTATTTCTTTTTCTGTTAACCATGTGGTAAGTGTTTAAAGTAAAATACTTATGCTTTCCAAGCTGATTAATTAAATATCCACTATCATGCATTTCATTTTTAACACTTTCAACAATCGATGTAAAAGACAACATTTGGCAATATTTGCTTTTTCTTCTTTTAATTGGAACTATATCCATAAAAACATTTTCGCATTTAATCCACCACGAAATAATTGCACCTAAATCATCTTTTTTCAAATCATTTACATCAACATGAATATGAAAAGAACATCTTGAATCGGCTTGCACAAAATTATCAGTTGAAAATGAATTAACGACAGAGCAAACACTTTTGATTCCAGTCATACCTTTTAAAACTGGTGTGCATATTTCTATTCCACAACTACTATCTGGTTTTAATATCCAAGAGTCATTGTGGTGATTATTTTGCCATCGATGAATATCAACTTTGTTTTTAACCGTTTTTTGTACTAAATTTGCTATGTATCCTATGCCTTCTGGTAGGTTTCCGAATTCATATCCAGAAGGTCTATTCCTAAGATCGAAAGCGTTCAATTCAATCTCAACGCCAAATCTTCTTGAACTATCACATGATATTAAATTTCTGTTATTGTCCACGCTTGGTTCCCTCGTTTATAATTATAAATAATATTCTATCCAAAGGAGAATAACGATGAATTGTTTATTAGTAAAATTAAAAGACAAAAGAAAATTCCTTACAAGCAAAAACAATTTAGATCAACTAATTGAGTTTGCAAATACATTTAAAGCAGAATTATCATTAGTTGAAACCAATTGCAAAAATATAAAATCATTAGAGGAACTTGCTAATGATATTTGTGATACCAATTGCAAACAAGAAGATTTTGATTATAAAGAAATTGAAAAAATTGCAAAAAAAAAATCAAACAAAATATTTGAACAAATGATAAAAGATCTAAAAAGCAAAAAAACAATTGATATTAGCAAAATAAAATGTGAATTTAGCAAACAAGGATTGGAAGAAAAAGAAATATCTGCACAAATACAAAAAGCCAAGAATTACATCAAAAAAATTGGGTTTACATTGAATAAAATCGATAAAAATAAGTATAAAATAAATTAAATAATTCTTATTTTAATAGAAAAACTTTATTTTCATCCATTAAATCTTTTAGCTTTATCAATATAGAAGCTACAATTTGTCTAACTCTTTCTCTTGTTATTCCTAATTTTTTCCCAATATGTCTTAACGAATAATATTCTTTTTTACAATTGATTCCAAATTTCATGCAAATAATAAATCTTTGCCTTTTATTGCATCGCTTTAGCAAAGATTCCACACAATGATTTATGTGTTCCTTTTCGCAAAAATTACTCAAAGGATCTTCTATTACAGGATTAAGTTGTTCTGTCAATTGAATGCTTCTAAGCATTATGATAATCATTTGTAGATTTTTAGGATAAGTTCCAAAATCATTAATGTTTTCAATTTCTAATTCTTTTTCAATATTTTTCACATCATTAAAAGCAAGAGTTTGAAAAATTACAGTTGATATTTTTTGCAATTTTGAATAAACATTTGTCGGAACTTTAACAAAATATCTATTGTGAGATATGTATTTATAAATTCTTTTATAAATATGAAAAAGTACATAATAACTAAATTTAACATTCTTGCTTGCATCATAACCATTTATTGCCTCATAAATACCCAAAACACCTTCTTGAATGCAATCAGGCATTAAATCAACAGGGATATTTATTTTTTTTCCCATCCAATAAATCAATTTATAACAAGAAAAAACAAGTTTATCACAAGCCTTTATATCGCCATTTTTGGCACTTTTAACAAGATTCATTTGCTCTTGTGTTGTTAATTTTTTTTTAAAATTTTCTTGTTCTATTTTGTCGAATGTGAAGTCACGATAAAATTTAATACCATAATTTTTTTTTAAACTAAATTCAAAAAGTCTGTCTAATTTAGTTATTTTAAATTTTTGCCAATTTTTAAACGACTTGGTATTTCCCAATTTAACAGAACTCATCAGCTACTCCTTAACTTGTATGACAAATAATATTGATTAATTCATCAAAGTAAAGGCAAAAAAAAAGGAATTACCTAAATCAAAGGTAATTCCCTTTTAAAGTTAAATTTAAAATTATTCTAATTCTTCGTCTATCACATCGTCATCATCTGAACCCAATACATCAGTTTCGATGACATCAGCACCAAGCTTAAAGTTCATTGCATCCTTAAAAGGCTCAAAATAATCAACCAACTCCTGCTCAGATGTAGCATCCACCAAACTTGGATATTTAAGCAATATTTCAAGTGGCACTTCATTTTTATCAAGCGAAGCCTTGAACTTTACTTCTTCTCCATTGGAAAATGCATCTGCGATGACAAAATTACCAGCACTTTTAGCCACAATTCTATTCGCATCAAGCAAACAAGACAATAAGCCACTAACAGGATTTATTCCATGTTCAAAAAGCAATTGAATGTTTTCTGTTGAAATAAATGGCGTGTGAGTCTTATTCTTGACATTTTTAACACGAATGTTAATTCCAAGAATCTTGGTTTTTTTTGCACTGATTTTATATTCTATCTTCTTCATTGTAGATGTTTCTAATCTACATGAAGCATAGAATGGTAAAGCGTTACCACCGCCAGCAGTTGTGGTTGGATTGCCATAAAGAACACCTATCTTGGATCTTGTCTGATTCAAAATAACAACAGTGGCATCATTGGTTTCCATAACAGTATTAAGCTTACGGAATTCTCTAGAACAAATCTTAGCCCGTTCACCTGGCTGTTCATTGCCACCCACAATGCGTTTAAAATCAGCTTTTGAGGCATTCTCTGGAAGCTTGACCTCTCTAAGCTCTCTAGCTGATGGACTCACGCCAATAGAATCGTAGACGATTGCAATAGGGCAGTCTTTTCTTTTCGAACGAACAAATTCGATAGATTTATACATCTTCAAAAAAACATCTTCCAAACTCTGAGGAGTATGCCTCACAATTTTAGTAAGATCACAATGTGATGCCTTTTGAATAAATTCTTTATTAGCTGAATTTTCACAATCCTCAAGAATTGCAATTCCATCCTGTCTCTGACTTCCAAATAAAATATTTGTTCCTATCAATGATTTTGATGACGAAGAAGGACCATATATTTCAGTTAGCTTTCCGCCCGGAATACCACCACCCATAAACTTTCCACTACAAATATAATTTATCGCAAGATTCCCAGTATCAACAAAATACTTCACACTATCAATCTTGGCAACAATATCGCCACCAGTTTGATTTGCTAAATCTTGAAAAAATGAATCATCATCGACCTTTCTTTTGGCCATGTTAAACACCTCGGTAAAAATGTAATTATTTTTTTAAAAAAATAGGTGGAATCACTGACTCCACCTATTTGAAGACAGGGAATTAAATACCTTCTAATTCTTTCAAAAAGTCATCATCAGCAAGAGATGCAGAATCATCCGTTTTGGAAACTACCTTTGCAGTTTTCTTGACAGATAAAATTTCTTCATCAATAGTATCTGAACCAGAAATTACATTTGAAGAACTTAAGTTAGATCTAGAAGAAGATCCCGATGAATTACGAAATTCATCTAAAGAATCATCTTGTTGGCCTTCTACTATCATTCCGCAATGAACTCTCAAGGCATGCTTAATATCATCGCCAGATTTGATAATACGAAGAGACTGAAGGTCTTGTAAACTTGTTAGCCATTTTTCAAGCTCTTCTGAGGTGCCTGAAGAAGAAACTTCTTCAAACTTTGAAAAGTCATAGTTTGGATATTCTCTATTGCCACTCTTAACAACTTTTTTAACAAGTCTAAAATCACGACCAGTTGTTGGATGTGTAATATCCCCTAATTCCTTTTCTCCAGCAGCCTCATCACCAAGAATTGCTCTCAAAATCTTAGCATGAACTTGTTTGCCACATGAATAAATTTTTGGCCCTACATTTGTTCCTACTATAGACTTATTTTTAGGATCTACTTCCGATCTAACGATAACATTGTAATAATATCGTTCAACTGGCTTTAACTCCCTAGCACTGTTACGCATATCTTCTTGATCTTTGCCAGACAGTCCTTCAGATTTTTGCCATAAATCACTATAGTACTTACAAATAATGCAATCTCCACGCCATTGTGGACCCCTATCAGTATCGGTAAGAGTTTTAGGACAATGGAATATTCTTTTCTGATTCGTAGTTGGATTATTTAAAGTGTGAATTCTTGTCGCACAATACAACTTTTGGCCTTTTCTCTTAGGCAAAAAACGCATCAAAACAAATCCATCACGGTCAGGAAGTCGTACATATTTTGCAAAGTACTCTTCGTTTTGACCCGTGTTGCTTTCTGAATTTACTCGTTTGGATTCTTTTTTTAACTCGTTAAGATCGAGTGGTTCGTAATCGATACCCATGATAGCACCTGCCTTTAAATGATGGTTCGAGTAATGAATAATCACTACTCAATTAGTTAATGGTTCGAGCAATAAAACATTTATTGCCCAGTTAGTCAATGATTCGAGAAACAAACGATATGCTTCTCAGTTAGTCATTTATAATCGTATCTATCATGTTGTGCAAGATTAATTTTATAAATTTATTTATTTTCGTAATCGATTACTATTTGTGCATCAGGATCTTGAAATTTTTCCTGTGAATCGATGACACTTTTGTGCATGGCAGATAATTTATCCTGCAAGCTCATATTGCCTTCAGATTCCAAATTCTCATTAATTTGTTTTCTTATGTCTTGCTCTTGATTGTATTGTTCTTCAAGAGCTTTTAAAATCTCTTGATTTTTCAATAATTGTTCTTTTATTTTTTCTGTTTTTTTTGCTTCTTGATCCAATTGCAACTCTCTATTGTTAACTATGGGTGTTTTTTTAGGACTAAGTGATTTTTCCAAAAGGTTTTGACGAACAATTTCCCTTCGTTCTTTTCTTATAGCTTCCCTTCTAAGCAAAACCTTTGTATGTGATTTTTTTTCTCGTTCTTTTCTTTTCTTTGCAATTTTTTCATTTTTTTTCATAACTATCTCCTAATGTTTGGCATGTTTTCTTGTGATGCGTTTCCCCAAAAAAGCTTTCCACCTTCTCTATCTTTTTGTGTCTCTGAAAAATTAACTTCATTGTCACCAATGAGGCCAACTGGGGCTTGAATAAAATATTTGTCGCTAATTTTTATTTCCTTAGACATATCATCTATAATTGTATAAATCTCACCTTGAATAGAGCCAGATTTAGCATAAACTGGGTATTTTTTATCAACTGTTAGTTTATATCCTTTTGTCTTTACTTCATGTAGCATTGGCAATTCTGGGGAAAAAACAACTGTTGTGATTGGCTTTTTTGACCTTACCACAGTTTGCTTTTGAATTGCCAATTGCTCATGAGGATAAATTTCTCTTTTCTCTATTTGTTCATGAGGATAAAGTTCTATTTTCTCCACTTGTTCATGAGGATAAGTCGAATTTCCTACGCATGCTACAGACAAATCTTGAACCGAAAAACCCACAGAGTGATCAAATGTGAACTTTTTGTTTTTTATCACAACGCCACCATCAGATTCTCTAAAGCTAATTGGTTTTTTGCTAAGTTCAAATACTTCTACACTAGCGACAAATATATCTCTTCGAGCAAGTTGCCCCATTACAACGGATGCAAGCTTTTCCAAAGGTACATCCTCGAATGGATCTCCAACCTTTTTTTTGATTGTTTTAACTTCATCTTTATTGTAATTCCCATCAACTTTTTCGTGATAAGAATAAATTACTTCGTAGCCCATAAATTCCTCATAATTTATTCTAATATAGTATTATTTTTGTAAAATACCTGTGCCATATCTAGTATTGTAAATAATTGGTTCTTTTTCTACACTTTCTGCAAAAGCATAAAAGGCATTTTTCATTTTTTTCAAATCTTTTATATACTCAACAACAATGATCCCGCCATCAGCCATATTCTTCCAAGAAATATCTAAATAATAAAGCAAATCATCATAAGAATTTTCATCAGTAATAAAAAAACAATCCCACTTTTGGCTTGTTATCTTATCGTTTATTTCATCATCATGAATCGAACCATGATAAAAATCAAATTCTTTCTTGAAAGACTTTTTTACATTATAAGAACCCATCCTTGGAGAAAAATATAGATTTTCATCTTTTTTTCTAAATGAAAAAAATATTTCTGTTTCTTTGCATGACATGAAAAAACATTTTTCCAAAAAACCAAGAGTAAAATTCCATGAAAAAACATTTTTTGGTTTTACAAATTTACCAAGATGATAATAAAACGGAGCATACATATAATCTCCATATGCTGGCGTTTTTCTTGAGTTTTCATCTATAAATTTACAATTTTGTAATAAGACCTTACCGTTTATAATCTTTTTATTTAAAAGAATTGATAATTCTTTTTGTATTGTTTCTATTCTAACCATAAAATAATATAGAAACAAAGGGCAACAATATGTATGACTTTCTTATAGTTGGATCAGGTTTTTTTGGATCTACCTTCGCAAGAAGAGCTACCGATCATGGCAAAAAATGTTTAGTAATTGAAAAGAAAGATCATATCGCTGGTGCTGCCCATGATGTGCCATTTCAAGACTATTATGTTTCCTCTTATGGCGCACATATTTTTCACACTCATAGCTCTGAGATATGGAATTTTGTAAATCAATTTGAAGAATTTATTCCATTTATCAATAGGCCAAAAGTATTATCTGGTGGAACAATATATTCATTTCCAATCAATCTAATGACCATGCATCAGTTGTGGGGCGTAAAAAAACCATCTGAAGCAATTGAGAAATTAGAAAATGTGAAAATTAAATTTGAAAATCCCAAAAACTTTGAAGAATGGGCTTTATCAATGGTCGGAGAAGAAATATACAAAAAGTTTTTTTATGGATATACAAAAAAACAATGGCTAAAAGAACCAAAAGAATTACCAACATCGATAATTCAAAGACTTCCAATCAGACTGACATATGATGAAAATTATTTCACCACAAAATATCAGGGTATTCCCAAAAATGGGTATACAAATTTTGTCAAAAAGTTACTTGATGGAATTGATGTGGATACGAATGTTGATTTTATAAAAAATAAAGATAAATTATCATCTATGGCAAAAACCATAATCTATACTGGCCCAATAGATGAATACTACGATTATGAATTTGGTAACCTTGATTACAACACATTAAGATTTACGAAAGAAGAATACAAAGGCGACTTTCAAGGTAATGCCGTTATAAATTATGCCGATGAAGATGTTCCATACATAAGATCAATAGAACACAAACATTTTTATAAACATGGCGAATTAACAAAGCATTATACAAAAAAAAATGAATCAGAAATTAGCATAATAACTTATGATCATCCAGTTTCATTTAAAGAAAACCCAGATCCTTTTTATCCTATTAGAAATGAAAAAAATTCAGATATTTATAAAAAATACAATTCAATAAAATCATCAAATATAGTATTTGGTGGAAGACTTGGTGAATATAAGTACCTAGATCTAGATGCGACTATGGCATCTGCAATAAGCAAATGTAATAAATTTTTGGAGATTTAAAATGAATGATGCTAAATTTGTTGTCTTGGCAACAGAAAAAGGTAAAAAAAGATTAGAAAATTTTTTAGAATATTGCTTAGAAAATAAATCTAAAAAAATAGAATGTGTATTCTTACTTGGTCCAAAAAACGAAAATAGCTTTGCTGAAGATATCATAGAAAAATATCAAACTGAAAACACAAAAATATCTATAGTTCGTTATGAAAATGATCAACCATCATTTAAAAGAAATGGTTATTTTAGAGATTTAGATCAAGATACTGTTGATAATTTCAAATGGTTAATATCAATTGATGAAGACTCAGTAACAAATGTTGATGGTCTTATAGATTCATTGAATGATGACTTCAATGAAGAATTTCCAACATATGCTTGCGGGGAAATACAAGATCATTTTCAAAAAGAAGAATTTTTAGTTGCTGAATATATTGGAAAAAATTGTTGGTATAAAAGAGGTTTAGGACCATTACACGAATGGGAAATATCTTGTTTAAATAATAAAACAATGCAAATGATGATAAATTCAAATATAGTTAAAAAAGTTTTTAATTATAGAACAAAATTACTTTCTGGTTGGGGTGATCATTGCCTTGGATTGGCCCTAAGATTATTGAAAATACACCCAGTTAAAACATCTTACATGACTGGTGACAATAGAATTTATGATCATAGCCTATTAGGACAAAGATTTCATCACACTCATCACATTTATTACAACATTGGAATAGAAAATATTTTAAATGTTTTTAAATTTCCAAATTTACCAACAACAAAAAAAGCTTGGCTAAAACTTAAGGAAGGAAATGCAATAAAAGATATAGGTGTTGTTTTTTTAAATCAAAACAAAACCATTACAGCATTCGGAGAAGAAAATTTTTTCTATGGTCTTTGGAATATTAAAAACGATCAAATTTACATATATCAAAAAGAAATTGAAGAAGGTTTATTATTGGAAAAAGGAAAAGATAGTGAAAACAAAATAAGTGTTTGGGAGCTAATAGATTAATCAAAATCGTATAAAATCAAATCAACTCCAGCTTCACTAAACATATTAGATGCAAGCTCACATGATTCGCTCCATCTTTCTGCCAATTGGCCTTTAATTTTTGGAGCAATACAATTGCTAATTCCAGATTGAATTATCACACTTGCACAATTAGAACATGGCATAAAAGGGTAAGTTGCTATGGAACATCCAGACACATCTCTTTGTGCAAATAAAATTGCATTTATTTCAGCGTGTACAACCATTTTGTATTTTATATTTCTATCAGCGTATTTATTTGGATCATCGGCTACGCTCTTTGGAAAACCATTATAACCAATTGATACTATTCTGTTTTTATCGTCAAAAATAACAGCACCAACTTGTGTGGATGGATCTTTGCTCCACTCAGAAACATGTTTTGCTAAATTTAAAAATCTTAAATTCCAATTCATAATCATCCTTTTTCGTTCTGTTCCAAAATGCATCTTTCTTTTTGAATTATTTCTTTTTTTGTTGTATAGTTAAAAAAATAAGCGTCATTTTTTTCGTTATTTTCTGAGAAGAAATCTTTTTCAATCCATAGGGCTTTAAATCCTAATTTTTTGAAAAACAAATGACCTTCTAAATATTTATCGCAAATTAAAACATCTATTTCTGTTCTATGTCCATTTTGCAATTTATCGGTTAATTGAGAAACCAGTACTTTTCCATAGCCTTTTTTTTGAAGTTCTGGCTTTATTCCGATATTTAAAATTTCGAATTTTTTGTTTTTTAATTCGTATACCATAAAACCAATAACTTTACTTTCTTCTTCTATAACTTTACATATCCTATTTTTATCACTTAAACATTCTATAAAATCTTTTTCATTCCAAGGGTGAGAAAAACAATTTTTTTCTATCTCCGCAATTTCTTTAATATCATCCTTAACAACCCATCTAATATTTTTTTTCATTTTTTCTCCGCTTTTTACTTTAATAAATCTTCGGCATTACAAAGACCATCATCTTTCTTTTCGTATATATCTCTATTCAATTTATCTAATTCTTTTCTAAGAGTATGGCCACGATTTTGAGCATTGTCATGATTTTTATCCCACGCCTTTAAATGCGATTTTATGAGACCTACCGTGGTTTTTCTGTCGATAGTGTACTCGTAAAGCTTAACGCATTCAGAATTTGATTGAGCTTTAGCTTTGCAATAACCATCAGATCCGCCCTCGTCTTTAAATGATATGTAAAGCTCGTTAAATTTTGTTTCATAAGCAAGCTCTGCCATAGAAAGCTCTTTGTTAGATATTTCTAATTGCTTTCCATAATAGTCAATCCAAGCGTACTCTCTATCCATATAATTGCTTAAAGTAAATTCATTAAAAATCATATTGTCTGGATCTAGAACTAGATCTTTATTATTTACTTTTACAACAATCTTTTCATTTGGTGCTTCTGCCATGTTATTCCTCATCTGCTTCTATTACACTATTGTTTTCATTTTTCTTAAAAGGTTTCTTTTTTTTATCTACTGAGTATGTGTCAAATTCAATGTCCTCAGATCTTTTTTGCTGCACAGAACTCAAAAGTTGTTTATATCTATCCTTCGATATTTCAAATATATCCAAAGTTCCCATGCTATAATCAAAACCCATTTTAAACGGGAATCTGGATCTTCCATCTCGATGCTTTATCACAAATCCACGACCAACCTCTGCATCTTTTTCTATCGTTTGCTGATTAATAGACCAAAATGCATCTAATGGCTTAAACTGATCAAAAGATGTTCCTATGTTTGATTCATCAATATACTGAGAAATTTCAAGCTTTGCGGCAGTCTGATTTGGTTGCACACAAGTCAAAGTACAATGCTGCTTTTCGACACCAAATCCTCTAAGATCTCTCAATATTTTGTACGCACTCTCGTATTTCTTAACATTAGGATCATCTTTCATTTCACCTACATAATCTATTATTATAAGCCCTGGCTTCCAACCCCTAACTTCAAGTTGTGAGCAAAATGCCCTAACACCATTCACATCTATCGAGCCACCAGCAAATTGCTTAACAATTAATAGATTTTTCTCCTCTTTATCTTGAGAAAATTCAGCGAGTGTTCTTTTTACCTCTTCTTTGGATGTTCGCAAAAGATTTATATCTATTTTGGCGAATTGCGAAGTAAACCTTTGGGCAATTCCAACCTCATCCATTTCCATCGTTAAGTACAAAACTTTATGACCCAATAAAACATTTGCGACAGCAGCCTTTACCAATGCCAAGCTTTTGCCAGTTCCAGGCAAACCAATCCATGATCCAATCTGACCATGAAATAAACCACCACCAGTTAAAGCATTGTCTATGGACTCAAAAGATGATGTATATCTTTCCTTTCCTTCAAACCGATTTTCCATTCTTTTAAACATCTCTTCGATATTTAAAAAATATTCAAGACCAGGCTCATAGTTGCGATCTATACTCATCGCCTCACGCATTTTTTCGTAAACATAACTCCATGTCTTTTCGTCTTCTGGAGCTTCTGACATTTTTTGCAAACAATCATGAAATGCAACTTTGATTGCTTGAACTTTTGCAAAATAAGTAACTTTATCTAAGAGGTATTCTCTTGTTTCAATCCCAGCAACATAATAGTCATATATCGCTTCCAATTCAGCTATATGATAGAGTTGAATCGATCTATCACGATCTTTTAGCTGATCACTTAAAGATTGTCTAATAATATCTATGTCTGGACATTCTCTGTATTTCTCAAAGAAAGAAAAAAGCAATTTGCAAATTATAACATGTGCTTCATTACTGAAATAGGTAGGCTTTAACTTGTCGATGCTTTGAACTAGCATGTGCTTATCCACAAGCAACATGCTAAGAAGCTTTCTTTGAAATGTATCATCCCATGAAAATTTTGACTTTATTACATCTGGGTCTGTGAGCGATTCTAACTTGTCTTGCTCTTCTGGTGTTAACTCTCGCATTTTGTTTATCTCCTGTTTAGGAAACTAACAAAAAACCCACACCGAGTAAATAGGGCTTTTAAAAATAAAGAGTGGAGGATTGTAATACTAGGATTTGAAATTATCTATAATGTATAAGTTCCCGACAATCTATTACCCCACTCTCCATTGACTGTATTTATTCGCCATTAAGATAATCAAATTCAGATAGAGAAACTTGGCCAGATCGAATGGCCTTTTCTCTGGTTATTTTTTTGCCCATACTTTTTTGACCATTCCAAACAATAGCCTTACAGTATGTGGCAAATTTCGTATCTATTTCAAGTTCAGCATTTCTATTTGGTCTTTTACTTTTTGAAATAAATTTTTCAATAATTTTATCTAGAATGATTTCTTGCTTCATTCCAAACTTTTGTCTATTAGCACCATGGCGAGTTCTATTTTGCCACAAGTCTTTTAATTTGTTTATAATTTTTTCTATAAATAAATCGAATTTTTTATCAGAAACGCTATCAAAACACTTCTCAATATAAATTTGTCTTTTGTAATAAGATCCAGCCCTAATAATTGAAAGTTGCAATTCTTGATTTATATCATCAAAATCATCAGTGTAATTATTTTTGCAATTCTTTTTTTGAAGTTGATGAGCAGCATAATAACAAAGCTTTCCAAAACTTTTATTTAATTCGTCAAATTCTTTAGATGTGATCGGAAATGACTGACAAATACTTTTCATTTTATTCTCTTTTGTTAATGTTAATTTTCTTTAGCTCTGATAATTTTCTTCCCGCATAACACGAAATATTTAAATTCATATCTGGGAACAAATGACTTTTAGAAAGCAAAACGGATTGTGATTCTAAAATTACATCCTTTAAATTATCTCTTGTGCTATAAAGCATATAACCATCATGTACATTATAAGCGATTTTAGCTTTACCATTCAAGCTTTTGTATAATTGTATAAGTTTTTCTAAACAAAATATTGCTGCTGGAGATTGAACTACGAAGTTTCTAGCCTTATATTCTTTTTCTAAAAATATTCTTTTTTTACCAAAAATATCACAAACAGCATGTTCTTCTTTTGCCTTATTCTGAAATGATTCAATCCATGAGTATGCCACAGAAAATGTACTCTTTACCCTTTCTACTATTGATTCTGCTGCCTTTACTGGGAGTCCTAAATTTTCAGATATGGCATTTACGCCCATCCCATAAAAAATTGGTAAAAAGAATCGTTTACAAAGATTTCTTTTATCTTCCGAATCGCAAGATGTTTTTGTTATAAGTTCATATACAGAACTGTACACATCAGAACTTTCACAGACTTTTTGTAGTTCTGGATCTTTAGACAACCATTGAAGTACTTTTACTTCCATGCTCTTAAAATCAAAGTATAAAAATACTTGATCAAAATCTAATGGCTTAAATTCGAGCTTCTGATCTGGTGTTATGACATGAGGAACATATCCCTTTGTGTATGCATTAAAACACAACAAACGACCATTTTCTTGACCATTTATCTCATAATACGCATGTAACCTATCTTGATCTAATATCCCAACACATTCCAATGCTGGTATAACATCTAACATTAGCGGTAAATAAACACTTTTGTAAATGGATTGTAATTGTGGCCATTTCCCAGAATCCAAAACAAATTTAAGCCTTCTTAAACATTCGCTAAAATTTTCTGGCTTTTTTTGTCGTAAACCAAAAAATGATTCAATAATCTTCAAATCGATAATTGAACAAAAAAATTCAAATTTTATTTTGAATCTTCCAAAACAAAAAGAAACAAAATTTTTCCAATTCCAAGTCAATATCTTCTTGTTGCCTGAAAATATAGTTTTTGATGCAGCCCTGTTAAAAAGATTCATCATCCATGGATTGGACATAGGAATCTCATAAATGCCCTTTTTAGACGATATTACCAACCTATAGGCATCTTGCTTGCTTTTGTCGGTAAAGTCCAAAATATCATCATTGTAGGAGATGTATAATGTGCTTTCGGATTCTAGATCAGAAAACATTTCCATAAGCTGCATATAATTTGAAATAGTTTTAGACATAAGCTCAAATATACAAAATCCAATAGCAAATTGCAACAAATATAATTTGAGACAAATTTTATCTTAAATTACATTAAACCGAGTGCCGACTTAGCTTTGTTTATTGTTATATATAAAGATTATTGTGTAATAAGCTTATTATATATAATTGAATAAGATATTCTGTGTTTAAACATAACTTCCCTCATTCAATCCAATAAAAAAGTAAGTTAAACCCTTAAACTACAATGTTTAAAGATTCAATTTACAAAATCAATTAGTATCAATTTATGTTTTAAAACTCTTAGTTAGTCTATTCCCTTGTCTGCAAGAATAGAAGTCGGCTATTTATTTCTAATCTAAGGCTTACTTAACATTCGGGTGTAACAATGGTTCTCGTTGCACCATTCGTGATTTTTCACTACAAAGACTTACCCGCTATGGGCCACCCAAGTTTTTTTTCCAATATCTCTTAGTTGGGATACTTTCATACTAAGATTTAGAGGGGAAGAGAAAGCTTCCATCTTCGTTTTTTATAGTTCTGTAACAAGTTGTAGATAATATAACATGAATTGATTAAAAAAACAAATATATTATGTTTAAATAACATGATCTCTTGTGAATAAAAGGAAAATAAGCTAAAATGATCAATCATGAGGATGTTGAAAAAATGATTGAAAAATACAAAATGGACAACTTAGAATCATTGGCATTTAAGGTCTGTTTGATATGGATTGAAAAAAGTAGAAAAATATTTCCAAATTATAATCACATAAATCTTCGAAAAGGAGATCCTAGAAAATCTTTAATATTTAAGGTTTGTTATAAGCTTGTAAGAGAGACACAAGGACTTTTGGATGAATTTAATCATGGTTTGTATGTTCAGTCTCAATTAGATATTCTCAGACACATAAATATGGGAAAAGGACATCCTCTCGTAGATGTCAATTGTCTTGTTGGTGATAAAGCTTGGAAACGATGGAAATTATGGAAGAAAAAATATGACACCGTATCTCAACTCAAAACAAAAATGCCTGAAGTTAAAATTTATAACGCCAAAATCTATGAAGCTATTAAAAAAACTAAAGAATTCATTGATAAGTCCATCGGAGTATGCCCAACAATTGAGCAGTACAGAGCCTACGAATCAAGCAAACAGTTATACAGATGGATTAACTTTGGAAAAATATCACCCTATTATCTTATCTTGTCTCCATATATTGAAAAAATTATAAACAAAGATGATTTGAAAAAGTTAAACTTCGATCTGAACATTTACAAACAAGGTATTGATGAGGATGTGGTGGAATTTTTTAAAAAACAATTTGAATACGAATTCAAGTGAAATGCTACACTCAAAAAGTAAAAAACAATTAGTAGTTTCCAGATATGGAGAATCCATAGATTGGATTAAAAAAATTGAACATTTATTTCAAGATATAGTTATTTATGAAAAAAACAATTCGTCTAATTCGTATCATAAATACAAAACCATAGAATTAAAAAATGTTGGTAGAGAATCACACACTTATTTACATCATATTATTGCCAATTATGAAGAGATATCTACATATGACAATATACTTTTCTGTCAGGCAAATCCATTTGATCACTGTAGTGAATTTTTAGACAAATTAAAGATATCGGATAATTATACGAATGATCCATTTTACTTTAAAAAAGTTGGCTCGCATGAAATTACTTTTTATTATGAGCCAATCGAAAAGGTCCACCCCATAGGATTACCAGTATTCAATTTTTATTATCATCTTTTTTTTGATTCATATATGAAGAATTTGGAACAAACAAGAAATTCTTTAATGGTAATTCCAACAAATAATATAAAATTTAGATCAAAAGTTTTTTATGAATATCTTATAAAATATTTGAGCAATCGAAAAAATCCATTAGAAGGATACATCATAGAAAGACTTTGGGTTCCTATATTTGATGGAAAAACCAAAGATTGGATTAGTCATTATTTTTCTGGTAGAGATAAATTCTTAGGCATGTGGAATAATCAAAAAATCGAATGATTTTATTTTTTTTCGTTAATCAATATCATTCCATAATTATTTATTCCATCTGGTATTATCAAACCTTCTTTTTTTATTAGTTTATTATTTTTAAAAGGCTTGTAATTAACTTGATGGTGCCATCTGCCAAATTTCCAAGTTACCTTTGCAACATCTGGATGCTGATCTACTAACGATTGTGCAAATTCTTTTCTGTTATCTGTTTCTTTATAAATTTCATTTGTATTTCCTCCTTTCATTCTCATTGTTGTAACTTTTCCTGCGAGAAAAGCATTAAACAATATCGTACAATAGCCATCTTTTAAAGCCCTTAAACTTAAATCTGTGTCCTCGTTATATCTACCTCTCCACCTATAAGGCAAATCATTTTTAAGCAGTATACAAGAGTAAATTCTTGTGTTTAGATAGTATGGTGGCACTTTGTCTGTGGTTTTACAAAATGAATAATAGTTAAATCCACTTATCGCCACATTCTCATATCTGTCTGTAAAATCTTCCGCACATTTAAAAACTGTTCCCGATGAAACTACTGGCTTTGCATTTCTATTTAATCTGTGAAAACCTTCTATATTATCATCTAAAATCCAATGTCTTTCATGTCCTTCCGCAATAGAATGTTCCCATACCCAATTTCTTGCAGGTATAGATCCTTGACCCAAATTACTAAATGGAAGTAAAAGGATGTTTTTTGTAATGTGTTTATAATCATTTATTTCTTGTGGCTCAATCACTAATTGAAAAGGAACATTAATCTTCAAAAGCTCTCTTGCCGTTAAACAAGATTTACCTCTACCTTTTGATATAATGTAAAATGGATATTTGGGATTATTCATTGTTTATTTTCTCCCAGTATGTTGGTCTTGCGTTCCATAATTTTGTATTTATTTTTTCATATCCATGAAGTCGCATTGCGGAACCAAAAACTCTACCTAACTTTTTATTCTCAATAAGTTCATCTGCAACAATATAGAATGGAAAGTGACCTATAGCTTTAGTATTGAACGAATTTGCAGCATATAAATTTTTCGGAGACATATGTTCAACCACATCGAATAAATGTTTTATTGGATTATTTATATGTTCAAAATATTCACTTGCAAAAACAATATCTACATTTTTTGGAATATCTAAAATAGATTCAACAATTTTAAAATCATTTTTTTCAGCTATGCTATTACAAATAGAAAATTGCATAGTATTTTTTAAGTTTGTTCCAAATACTTCTGCATTAGGAAACAATTGTTTTAATGCTAAGGTTGAAAATCCTATTCCACATCCTAAGTCAACAATCACTTTTGGACTATCAGGGAACAATCCAAGCTTATTTATATTTCTAATATATTCTTTGGAATAGATCGACCAACACGCAACTAGTTCTGATAGATAATACGGATGGTCATAAACTCCATAGTCGGGATTACCATTTTCAACAGATTTATACCATCTTGATTCTAATTCTTGCCCTTCCCTTAATTCTTCTCTTAAATTTTTATCACCTTTTAAATATTTTATGGTTTGAATAATTATATCTTTGATTTTTAAATCGTTAATATTTAAAACATCATTAACAACTTTCATGAAAACTTCTATTGTATCTTTCGTATTGTGCTGCAAAATATTATTCATTTTCTTTACTTTCTTTTTCAATTTCTGGTTTGAAATCAAACTCAAGCTGATTTGAGTCAACCCATTTCATTTTTGTTTTTTGAAAATGAGACTTGAATGGGAACCAAGCACTTTTAGTTTTGTTTGTTAGTTTCTGCCCTATAAGTTTTGCGAAATCTTGTAAAGATTCTTCGTTGTCAAAACGGAAGATAATTTTTGCATATGGTTCTTGTTTATTTTGAACAAATTCTGGCATGTCCTTCCATTCATCACGCCAGTCATCTGTTTTGCCCACTTGATTTTCTTCAAAAATATTATCTTCCATTTTTCAATTCCTTTATTGGCAATTTTTCATTTTTTGCTTCTTAAATATAACATGGTTTTGACTTAAAATTAAGTAATTTTAAACCATTTTTTTATATTTTTAAAAGTGTTTTACGACTGAATGTGTTTGTTGATCAAAAGATGAAAAATTAATTTGAATTTAATCCAGCCAATTATTGAATTCTCTAGAACTTTTAAATCCTTCATCTTTTTTTACAATATTTTCTTTTTTGTCTATGATTACATAAAAAGGTATTGCTTTAACATTGTATTTTGAAACTATTTCTTTGTTTTTATCAAGATCAATGTCTATGGTGAGATACAATAATTCTTTTTGTTTAATTTTATTTTTAATTTTTGAAGTGCTGAATACTTCATGTTCCATTTTTTGACAAGGAATACACCATTTTGAAAAGAATACAAGTAATATTTTTTGATTAGAATTGTTAGCAGCAGAAATAATCTCTTTGTAATCATTTATTTGTTCTGCTGTATATAATTTTTCTTTATTGTAATTTTCTTTTGTGATCAATACATTTTCATTTTTTTTGTTTGTCAAAAAAATTAAAAGTAAACAAATTGAAGCCAAGGATATGTTTATAATGTTTTTCATATTTTTTAATAGGTCATAAATATTTTTACGACTGCGTCAATAATTTCCTTTGGTTCTTGAGTAGGGGCAAAATTTTCATCCCATTCTGAAGGTTGAACTTTCCAAGAATGCTGTCTAGTTGTTGAATCTATATTATATCCCCAACATCTCAACAATCCTTTTTTAGCATCCCAATAAAGATCTATATTGAATTGTTCTGCTCTCCCAGAGGTTGGAGATTCGACTCCATGACCACGAAATTCAAATATGTATTTGTGATAGTGTTCGTTTTTTTTCAGCATACCAATTGGAAACATACAATATGATGGATAAGTGTTTCTTACAGCCCCAAACAATTTCAAAGACAATTTGTTGAATCCATTGAAATCTGTTTTTGCTTTATCAATCATGGTTTCATTGAGTGATGTTAAATAATCATGAATTTCAGAAGCATATACTTCTTCTCTGGTGTTATGATAGCCTTCTTCAAGTGGAAATATTCTTTTGCAAATCCAATCAATATGGCCAGTAGCATCTGCGATTTTTCTTCTGGTAATTATTTTGTAAGATCCAAGTGGAGTTAATTGCAATTGCAATGCCCCAACCTCTGAACCCCATTCAATTAAGTTTTGAAATTTTTGATTTAATCTAAGATTACCAATTGCAGGAGAATCTAAAATCTCAGATATAATCTTACTCGAATGAATTATATCAATCGGTCCATAACCAGTAATTTTTTTGGTTCCACCTTCTGGGTCATGCAATTTTTTTTCACCAAAACCAAATGATGCCCATTCTTTAAAATTCAAATGTTTGTTATAACTATAATTACTCATGATAATATATAGAATAGAAAATTAATATTAGGATAAAAAAATGATATCGTATAAAATTTGGACTGAAACAAAACAAAGAAAATTTGAAGACTTCAAAAATGTTATTTTACCAGCATTGAATCTTGATTCCGAAAAGGGAATTTCAACCACTATCGATTCGTTGAGTATAGACAATTTGAAAAGCAAATTGCAAAGTTTGGAGATTTTTAAATTGTTACCAACTAAAAAGCAACAAGAAATAATGAAAAAAATAGAAGGTGAAAAAAGTGGAACTATACTTGATTTGATCAACAATATGATCAATTAGGCGTAATTTTTAAATAGAAATTCTAACATTTTTCTATTACATAAGGTTCTCTTTGCTAGACTAGCATTGCAAGGGGTTTCGGTTGTTAAATAGTTTATCCCCATGTTGTGAAATTTGTTTTCAATCGAACACTTGTGCTTTGGATGCATAGAGATTTTATCTTCAGATGGATGAGAAATCAAACCATTGTCGCATTCATCTCCATGTATTTTTTTGTTTCTTATGGGAAAATAATTGCTTGCAAAATCAACAATTTTTTTCCATAAATGTATTTTTTCTTCATTTGAATAATATAAGTAAAAATCGTCACATGATGCATCTTCGTGAAGAGTCCATAATAATTCTGGCTTATCATTCTTCAATAAATTCATAATCGCTGCGGTTTCTGGCTGAAGAGTCGGCTTGCAAAAATCCCGATTAATATCAGTGTCATTTGAATTGTTTCTTGTGTTTTTTATAAAACCAGATGTATTAAGAAGTGGAATTATTTCTAATCTTATGCTTTTTGGCATATTTGATTTTTGCATAAAATTTAAAATACCAGTAGTTCCAGCGGTTTCATTTCCGTGAATACAACCTATGATGTAAATGCTTCTATCTATGTTTGGATTGATTGTAGCACGATATATTGGGGTTTCTGAATCTCCAATATTTGAAATAATTGCTTTTTTGCAGTTTTTTAACTGTTTTTCAAATTCTGAATACCTTGACAAACCAGAGTCTATAAAATTATGAAAATTCATATTTGTATCTATGAAATTTAACTCCATAAAACTTACAATATTATGTGAGCAAAAAATACAGTAAAAAACAGATTAAAAAATTAGTTGATAAAAAATGTTATTTTTGTCAACAGAATGACTATTCATTGCTTGATGTCCATAGAATAATTGAAGGAAAAGATGGTGGCGAATACCACGAAATGAACACGATAACAGTTTGTGTTCTTTGTCACAGAAAGATTCACTCAGGAAGAATGAAAGTTTTTCGTAAATATACAACAACTTTGGGAAGAATTGTTTTACATTTTGTTGATGAAAATGGTGAGGAAAAATTCGAATAGTTACTCGAACGGATTTAAATCAGATATCTTAACATTATAACAATCAGACTTTACAATGAAATTGTTGTCTGGATCAAAATCACCCTGTTTTAAAAATTTAGCCTTTTTGAAATAATCTTCTTTCTCAAGCCAACCTAAAATATAAGCTTTTTTCCACTGGTCATTTCTTAATTCAAGTCTTACAAATGCGTAATTGGTACATTTTTGATGAATGTTAAATGCAGCCACAGAGCATTCGTAATGAGGTTTTGGTCTTGATGTACATCTTTTTGTCTTGACATCCCAAAGTATATTGTCTTGAATAATATCGTAATCATAAGTATTGCCAACAATCCCTTTGATTATTTCATTTGCTGCTTGCTCTCCAATAAAACCAGCCATATTCCCTAATCCGCTAGTAATTGAATTTTTTATTCTTCCCATTTCAATTGATTTTCTATTTGCCCGAACAATCATATCATTTGTTATGCCGACTTCTAACATGATACACCTATATGTTTTTTAGAAAGAATTTTATCTTTTCATCATCCTTTATTATTTGATAAATTCTTTTTTTGGAATTTTCCTGTAAGAAATCCAATTTTTCTTTTTTGCTTGGTTTAAAATTACAACTTTTAATTATTGGTTCCAAACCAAACAGGAATATCCATATTCTATAAGTGCTATTGTTTAATTTGGAAGAAACAAAATTGTAAAATTTTATCCAATTCAATTTCCAAATCTTAAATATTTTTTCATATCTTGTACACATTTGCTCGACTTGCGTTGTGTAAAATTCTTTGTCAAACTCAGGAATTATCATATATCCACCGTATCTTTGATTTCTATTTCGTGACCTTGATCTTTTAGTATTTTTACTCTTCTTTTGCTATGAGTCAAAAGATATGGATTTATATTGAAAATAAAATCGTAATAATTTAATTCATTTTTATCTTTAGCCGTTCTTAGACCACGACCCATCCTTTGAATTATTTGATGATCTGCCTGACCACCAGCAGCATTGATAAGATTATGTACCTTCACATTAATCCCTGTGTTGAAAATTTGCTGAGTAGCAATTGCAACCACAGTCTCTTTTGACTGCTGTAATTGCAATACAACTTCTTTTCTTGTTTCTGTATTATCTTTTCCTTGAACCCAAAGTGAATTTTTAAGCATTTGACTCAACTTGTCTCCATGAGCAACACGATCAACCAATATAAGTGTTCTTCCAGTACATCCTTTCGCTAATCTTGTCACAATATCATTGAAATATGTGTTTTCTGCAACTCCTCTTGTTACAGCATCAAGATAAATATCATAAGGAATGGCAGGTTCGTTAATTGGATAAAATGTACACTTGCTAGAAGAAAGAATGCCTCTTTCTTGAAGCTGTGCCGTTGTTAATACTCCACCATCTGAAGACTTTATTTTAAGAACAGGTCCAAAATATCCTTTTACTTGATGTTTTTGTACTTTATCTCTTTCTCCAAATTTGAATGGAGTTGCACTAATCGCAATTCTAATATCAGCACCTTTAAGCTTCTTGTAGACCGCCATTGGAGTTTTACTCATCATGTCATGGATTTCATCAACGATAAGACATTTTATTTTTGGAAGAACCTTTTCCATTTTCATTACCGATTGAATGCTTGCCACAGTTATGATATTTGGCTCAACGCATTTTCCCCAAAGTCTACCAAGATTGCTAAAATTCCATTTTTTTAATTCAGAATAGTTTTGTTCTGCTAGACCAATACGATTCTGCAAAACAAGTGTCGGTGTTCTTGGTGGAAGTGATTTCAAAATCCCTAAAAGAACATTGGTCTTTCCAGCACTTGTTGGGGCAAATATAATGCCTCTTTTTTGTTTGATTGATGTGTTTATCAAATCAACCTGATAATCATAAAGCGTTACTTTTTCGGAATTTTCAGGCAACCATTGATTTAAAAAATTTTCATTTATATTTTCAATTTCAAATTTCGTATTCGTTCTTTTGTCTTGAATTTCATATTCCATTCCAAAATGCTTCAAAGCAGCAGATATTTCAGGAATTAATCCTGTAAGAAATCTCCCAGTCTCTTTTTTAAAAAATTCAGTGTAACCATCCCAAATCCTTTGTTTATACAATCTGCTTCTGAAATAATTTTTTTCACGAAATCTTAAGGCATCCCAAAGAGTAGCTTTTATATTTTGGTCGGTTGTTATCAATTGCGAATAATCGTTTTCAATGACCAAAAGTGTGTTTTTTTCCATATTCTTTTCCTAAAAATTCATTTTCATCTAGATAGATGAAAAGATCAATGTCTTATTTGAAAAATAATTTTTATTATGTGATTTATTTTTCTAAATACAACAGGAGGAATTATGGCAGATGGATACACAGTATTAAATCCCGGTATCGGTGGCGATATCATGGACGAAACAGAAATTGCTTATGTTGATGCACCATTGGTAAGAAAAAGACCAAGAGTCGTTTTAACTGGTGAAGGTGCCGATGATATTGTCGATACTGCCGATGATTTGCCAAATAGTTACTCTAGAGGATTGGTAGTTAGAGAAGCGAGAAAAGGCCAAACAACAAGCAGCGATAGCATTCCAATCGTAATTGCTTCAGATCAAAAAATAGGCAAAGCAAATGTAGTTGTATTTCAACAAACAATTGGAACTTCTGAATTACAATTGGCAGACAACCCTTTGAATTATTCAGTAACTGTTAAAGCATTAAATGGCAATTCTGCTGTGGTTTATGTTGGGGTCTCTGGAGTCGATGCATCAAATGGATTTGAATTGAATGCAGGAGAAAGCATTTCTCTTTCAATAGATAATACTAATCGATTATATGTTGTAGCCTCTGATGTAAATCAAAAAATATGTTTAATAGGAATATAATTTAATGTTTATAGGTGCTTCAAATTTTAGTTCTGGAAAAACCAAAGGGTCAACTGGATCTACAGGATTGACTGGTGTTACTGGTGAAACAGGAGCCACTGGTTTAACTGGCGTTACTGGTCAAACTGGAACCACTGGTTTAACAGGATCGACTGGAAGCACAGGACAAACAGGAACTACTGGGCAGACTGGCGTTACTGGCCAAACAGGAACGACTGGTTCAACAGGTTTTACAGGATCAACTGGAACTACGGGCGAAACAGGAACCACAGGCGAAACTGGAACCACTGGCGAAACTGGAACCACTGGCGAGACTGGAACCACAGGTGAAACTGGAACCACAGGTGAAACTGGTTCTACTGGTGAAACAGGAACTACTGGTGAAACAGGAACTACTGGCGAGACTGGAACTACTGGCGAGACTGGAACTACTGGTGAAACTGGAACCACAGGTGAAACTGGAACCACAGGTGAAACAGGAACTACTGGTGAAACAGGAACTACTGGTGAAACAGGTTTTACTGGACAGACCGGAACCACAGGTGAAACTGGAACGACAGGTGAAACTGGTTCTACTGGTGAGACTGGAACCACAGGCGAAACTGGAACTACAGGTGAAACTGGAACTACAGGTGAAACTGGAACCACAGGTGAAACTGGAACCACAGGTGAAACTGGAACTACTGGTGAAACTGGAACCACAGGTGAAACAGGTTCTACTGGTGAAACAGGAACTACTGGTGAAACAGGAACTACTGGTGAAACAGGAACTACTGGACAAACAGGAACCACAGGTGAAACAGGTTCTACAGGACAGACTGGAACTACTGGCGAGACTGGAACCACAGGACAGACTGGTTCTACAGGCGAGACTGGCACGACAGGTGAAACAGGAACTACTGGCGAAACAGGTACGACAGGACAGACTGGAACTACGGGTGAAACAGGTACTACTGGCGAGACTGGTGCCACAGGACAAACTGGAACCACTGGCGAGACTGGTGCCACAGGACAAACTGGAACCACTGGCGAGACTGGTGCCACAGGTGAAACTGGAACCACAGGTGAAACTGGAACCACAGGTGAAACTGGTTCTACTGGTGAAACAGGAACTACTGGTGAAACAGGTACTACTGGCGAGACTGGAACCACAGGACAGACTGGTTCTACAGGCGAGACTGGTTCTACAGGCGAGACTGGACCCAGAGGCGAATCTACTGGAGAAACATATTATTTCAATTACTCTGTTGCATCTGATGTAAGTGGTTATAAAGAACTTTCTATAACTCCAATTGCTACAGTCCAACAGATAGTAACAACATCATTGGCTGGAAATACAAACGATATACTCATCGCCAGCTTCATAACACCAGAATTAGGGTTTTCGGTCATACCCGGTGGATCTCAGTTGTTTCATCAGCACTTTCTTAAGCCAGCTTCAAATGATCATATACAAACTTACATCACAATACAATTGGCAGATTCTACTGGAACGGCTATAGGACCAATATTATCAACAAATGCTCCATTGATAGGGTGGGTCGATGCTGTTAATCCAGCAGAAACATTGATGGATTTAGTGTTAACGACAACGACTATAGATCCTACCAATCGCATGATTGTTAAGATTTACGCAAATAACGATGATAGTACTACTCATTCTTTAAGCTGGTATACTGAAGGAACTGCATTTTATTCATTTGTAAGAACAACTGTTAGTGTTACGCCAGTAATAGGAGCGACAGGAACCACAGGTGAAACTGGAACCACAGGCGAAACTGGAACCACAGGTGAAACAGGTTCTACTGGTGAAACAGGTTCCACTGGTGAAACAGGAACTACT